CAAGTATCGGATTTCTTGACAGTCCGGATGGGTTCGCCCGCCCGGTCGCGCAACCACTGAGCCGCGGCCTCACAGGAAGGGCAGAGGACCAACGGCGTCGAGTGGTGATCGTGGCACCAGGTACAGCGGCTCATCCGTTATTGGCGTCCGTACGGTCGCCGTTCGAGTCACGATCCGACGAATAGGGCCGCCCGGCACCCGCGTACCCCGGAGCCGACAGTGGGCCGCCAATCGGGTGAATGTGCCCTGGCGGCAGCGTGCAGCCGACGTGCGGGCAGGACTTCGCCCAATGCCTCGGACCGTACACCGGCGCCAGGCCGGGCATCGGCACCACGTCGCCGAGCTTCGGGGGCGCGTACGGCTTCGGGCTCGGACTTACGTTGCCCTCGCGCACGTTCCGGTACATGATCTCTCGGAATTCGACGCACGCCGCGCACGGGCACCCCCAACGGTCCTTGCACGCCTGCGGGTGGTTGACGATTGCCGCCTCCGGCTTCGGCGCGCTGTCCGCGATGGTGTAGTGCTTCGGATCCTTCGCCGCGTGGAGCTCCTTCAGTCGTGCGACGTGCGGCGTGAGCTCAGTCATGAGTGCGCGGTAGCCACCGGCGACCTGGCGGTCGTCATTCAGCTTGCCCGCGGCCTTCGCGTCGACGAGGATCGCGAGGCACGCTAGAGCGTGGGCGAGATGTGGCAAACCCGAGTCCGGATCGTTGTCTTCTCCCTCAAAATAGAAGTTGAGGTGACGCTTAGCGGCGTCCACGTAGATAGAGGCTCGGACTCCGGCGACACGCCAGTTTGTGCGGCCGTACTTGAGCATACCGTCAAGCAAACCCAACGATCCGAGCGCGGTCGCGGTTTCCGGCCACAGGTGGAGCGGCAGCTTGCCAGAGCCAATGAGATCCTTCGGGTTCGTGGGCTTCGTCGTTTCATTCTGTGTCATGCTTCTCCGTGAGCGCCTTCTGTAAGTAAGTGATCGCGGCCATGAGGCGCGCGGGTGAATCCTTCGCGTGTCCGAGCATGAGGTTGCAGTGGTTACAGAGCAGGCCGCGGTTGAGGCCTGAGCTATGGTCGTGATCCACGTACAGGCCTTTCTTCCCCGGCGGCGCCCAACAGATCGCGCACATGCCGCCCTGCGCGTCGAAGAGCTTCTCGTACTCGCCGGGCAGGAGCTTGTACTTGTTGAAGTGCTCTCGCTCCCGGTGCGTCTTTCGGTTCTCGTTCTTGTAGCCCTGCATACAGCGCCGGCACCAGCTCTGCAGCCCGTCCGCCTTTGTCTTGTGCGGGTTGAATTCAGCGGTCGACTTCGTCCGGCGACACTTCCCGCAATACTTCTCCGCCACGGCTACAGGTCGTCCGTGAAGTCCTCGACGTTGAGGGTCACGGGGTACGTGGAGCCCGCGGACGTGCGCGTGCGCTCGAGGCCTCGAGCAACGAGCCGGGAGCCGAACGACTTCCCCGACATCTTGCTCTCGCCCTCGCGGTTGGACCACTCCTGAAACGCGCGGAACAGCGCGCCGGCCGACGTGCTGCCGCCGAGCGTCGTGCGCTCCTCGAGGAACCGGCCGACCGTGTCCTGGTCCTTGAAGTAGTGCGCCGTGTAGCGCTGGACCGACTCCGGAGGCGTGAGGCCGACGCGCTGCCACGCGAGGCACCCGGCAATCATCCACGCGAGGATCGCGGGATCTTCCTCTCGCAGCTTCAGGTCGAGCTCACCGTCGACCACTTTCGGCGTCACGACGAAGGGGATGACCTGTAATCGTCTCTTCATCGCGACGTCGACAGTCGGCAACGACGGGAGCTGATTGCCAGCGAAGAGCACCTTGTAGAGCGGCTGATAGGTGCGGTTGTTCTCGCGCATGAGCCGAGCGGAGATCGCGTCACCGCCCGTCATGCTCTTGATCCGCTGCGTATCCCACGCCTTGTTCGCCTGCGCCTCGCTCGAGGTGACGAGCCGCGCACCCTCGAGCCCTGCGATGTCGGTCGAGTGGCGGTCGCCGGAGCTCGCCGTGAACGTGTCGAGCGTGGCGGTCTTCGCGTAGCCGGCCAGAATCCGCGCCAGCGTGCGGAAGAGCACACCCTTGCCGTTCCCGCCGTCGCCAATGAGGTAGGCAAACGCCTGCTCGCGCGTCGAGCCCGTGAGCACGTACCCGCACCAGCGCTGAATGTACGCGACGAGCTCAGGGTCGCCCCCGCACGCCTCGAGCAGAAAGGAATTCCAGCGCGTCGGCGTGCTGCTCTCGTCCGGCGTAACGGAGGTGCTCTTGCTGCACAGCGCGTCCGGATCCGCCGGCCCGAGCGCGCCGGTCGTGAGGTCGACGATGCCGCCCGGCGTGCAGAGCTTCCACGGGTCACTGTCGAACGCCGAGACCGAGATTGCGATGTCCTGGCGGCTCGCGAGGATCTTCCGCACCGAGCCGGCCTTGCCGCCGCTGCACATCTGCGTCGCGTCCTCGAGCGCCTCCTTCTGCTCTTTCGGCGTGGCGCCTTCGCGCACGACGCGGTCGGCGATGCGGATGAGCTCCATGTTGATCGTGTGCTCGGCGAGCATGACGGCGTCCGGCGCCCACTTCGCACCGTCCCACACGTACCACTTCGACGCCTCGGCCGCGTAGCGCAGATCGCCGCTCCGTGTCTTGAGGATCTCGTCGGCGAGCCACTGGTCGCTGCGCGTGATCGCACGCGGCGCCGGCGCGTCGTCGGGCGAGGGCACGTCGGCGGTCGCTTCCATCGGCGTCCAATCGAAGCCGTACGGCCGCGCCATCTCGGCGATCAGCGACCAGCCGACCGTGTACGGCGCGCGGAAGCGGTTGTAGTCCGCCTCGGCGATCTCGCCGCGGTGGCCGCCGCGCGTGACCAGGTCGACGTAGAGCGCCTTACCTTCTTCGATGTCCTCACCGCACGCCGCGCGGATCGCGTGGCCGACCTTCACGATGTCGTCACGGCTCTTGTCCTCGCCGTTCGGGATCCGCGAGACTGCCTCCTGCAGCAGCTCGATAGACGGCGCGAGAAGGCCCGTCTGCTCCGGCGTTGACGCGGCATCGCGCAGCCGGCCGTCGCCGTCGAGGCGCACGTCGAGCCCGTGAATCATCTCGAGGACGGTCTTGAGCTCCGAGAAAAACGTGGACGCGCTCTCGTGTGTGATCGTCTCGAGCTGCGACACGAGATCGCCGTTGACCCACGCGTACGGCTGCAGCGTCTTCGGGTGAATCCCGTCGACGACGTACTGATTGCCTTTGCCGAGGAGCTCGACGAGGTGCTCGACCTTGTCCTTCGTGACCCACAGGCGCATACGCCCGAACGGCGCATCGGTGCGGTACATGAGGAGCCGCTTCGGCGCGCGGCCGGTGCGGATCGGTGCGAGGCCGAGCTTCGCAATCGCGAAGTCTTCCACGATCTGCGCGAGCGGCTCGTCGAGGATGTCGATGTCGAGACCGGGGTACTGGTCCGCGCGGAGCCCGGTGCCGGAGCCGTGGCGTTCCCACGTCGCCACGGACTCCGCCGTTGCGACGTAGGCACGCCAATTCAGCCCGACGTAGAGCCCGTTGTCGAGTCGACGTCCCGGCACCTTGCCGATGGACACCTGGGGGATCTTCGAGCTCGGCGCCATCTGCGCGCCGGTCGGAATGATCGGAATGAGATCGGTAATGCCGGTGGAGAAAAATTCAGTGGGGCGAATCCTCATTTGCGATAGCGCTCCGAGCGCCAACCTTCTGCCTTCACCGGGAGTCCGGTCGCCCACGCGGGCAATACGCACAGGAGATCCTCGAATTCCTTCACCGAGCCGGAGCCGGCCGGAACCTCCGCAACGATTTCATCGTGCACGCACATGACGTTCGGATAGCCCGAGTCCTCGGTGCGGAGCATCCCGGCGGCCATGATGTCGCGGGCAATGCCCTGCACGATGTTCTCGACAATGAGCCCGCCGTAGAGGCTCGAGCGCTCCCACTTCTTCGTGAAGCTGTCGACGCCGGAGAACACGACCGCGTCGCGGAACGCCGGGTTCTTTTTCGTGCTCCACGGACACTCGATGTTCTCGATCCGCGGTGAGGCGTACATGAGCGGCCGCTTCGAGGGAAGCACGATGTAGAGGTACGCGCCGGCGACGAGCGCCTTCACCTCGCGTCCTGGCGGCCCGAAGGCCACCGGCACGCCGGGCGTTCGCACCGCTTCCATCACCGAATTCTCCGCGGCGTGCCAGTACGCGACGACGCGGTCGTGCGAATTTCTGTAGTCGAGCTTCAGGCTCTCAGCCTCGTCGCTCGAGAGCTTCAGGTATCCGTACTGCGCGGTGTCGGCGGCGTCGCGTGCTTTCTCTGAGCCCATGCCGAAGCCGAAGCCGAGCTCCGCGAATTTGCCTGTCTGGCGCTGCTTCGCCGTCACCTTCTCGTACGTGGTGTGATAGAAGCGCGCGGCGTTGACGCGGTACGGATCCCGGCCGGCGCGGAGCGCGGCGAGGACGTCTTCCTGGCCCGCGGCCCAATTCAGCACGCGCATCTCGATACCGCTGTAGTCGGCCGCGATCAGCTCGTGACCCTCCGCCGCGCAGAGCGTCGAGCGCAGCATGGAGCTCGCGAGCTCGAGCGGGTGATAGAACAGATTCAGCTTGTCGAAGTCGCGCTCGTGCATCAGACCGATGAACGACTCGATGTTGTCGACCGAGCCGCGCGGGAAATTCTGCGGCTGGATCAGCTTGGCCGTCCAGCGGCCGGTGCCGGCGCCGTGGTAGAAGAGCGTGCCGCGCACGCGGTCGTCCTCGTCGTCGGCGCACTTGAGCATCGAGTCCAGCTTCGCGAGCGAGCTCCGGCCGGCGTCCGCGCGGAGCTGCAGCGCGAAGCGCACCTTCGGCGTCAGATCGCCCTCGAGCATTTCCTTGACGGCGTCCTTGTCCGTGCTCGTCGTCTCGACGCCGTTGTCGTTGAGCCACTGGCGGAGCCGCTGGTGGTTCGTGACCGCTGTGACGTACCCGCCGGTGAGCTCCGACAGCGACGTGTTCGCGCGGTCGATGCCGACGTCGGCGACGTCGCGCATGGCTTCGATCAGCTCGCGGTCGATCCGGATGCCGCGGTCGTTGATCGTCTGGTCGAGGAGGTACACCTCGCGCTCGAGCGCCGAGAGCGGGCGGAGGCATTTCGACGCACCTTGCTCCGAAATGACGTCGGTAATGCAATACTCACCGAGCCGCTGGCGCATCTCCGGCGTATCCCACCAGACGACCTTGCCGTCCGGCATGATCTTCCGAGGCTTGCACATTTTCTTCATCAGCTTCGCGCCCTCGAGATCCTTCTGGACGCGCAGCTTGAGGACTTGCGTGAGGCCGGCGAGGTGGCGCGGGAGCGACATCGCGGCCGCCTGGGCGGCGCTGCAATACCACTGCTCGAGCGCAACGCGCGGGGCGCCGTATAGCTTCTCCATCACCTCGCGCCACATGATCCGCTCGAATTGCGCGTTGTGCGCGCGGAGCGCTCCGCCCATTTGTACGTGCTGGATCACTGCGCCCGGTAGCTCGCCCTCGGCGCATCCGCCGAAGCCGGGCATTGGGCGGTTCTGCGTGGGCGTCCAGATCACCGGCTTCTCGTCGTCGAACGCCCACGCCATGCATAGAACATCGGTCGTCGGGTGCTTCGCGTACGGATACACGCCGGTCTTCAGTAGGTCGACGGTGGATCTCGTCTCGAAGTCGATTGAGAGCGTTCGGATATGAGCTCCATTGCCTCCGTGCTGTGAGTGAGTGACAAACGATTGGCAGGGGGAGGACTCGAACCTCCACCACGCTCTCCGCGGGTGCGCCGTTACACCACCCTGCCATTCCGTGCTACTGTTGCTGGTTGATCCGCTGGACAGCCATCGCCTTCTTCGCGAAGAACGACGCCTCTTCCAGCTTCGTGCGGACTATCGCCATCTCTCGGCCGTCGTAGCCACAGATCTCCTCGAGCTCATTCAGGAGGTTCGAGAACCCCGCGGCGATCTCGCCCGCGCGAATCTTCCCGAGCTCGTTCAGCATGTGAACGCTGAATTCCGGGCGGGTCGCCATCAGTCGGCGATCCCCGAGATGTCCGCCGGCGCTTCGCCGAGCGGTGCATCGAATTCGTTCTCGGCGCTCGTACGGTTGTCGAGGCGCTCACCCTCGCCGAGCTTCTGGACGTGGTTGAGAGCGAAGCTCACACCCTTGTTGCCGGAGTGCGAGTAGCCGAACGCGGTCAGGTTGACGCGCACCTGAGCGCCAGCGTAGAAGACCGTCGTGATGTCCTCGTCCGCCACCTTCGCCGGCTTGTCCGTGCCCGGAGCGACGTACGCGTACACGAGACCCGGCTTCGTCTTGCTCCGGGCGTTGACGAAGATGCTGCCCTCGGGGTAGCCCTTCGCCTCGGCGTCGTCGCGGAACGCTGAGCGGATCACCTTCTTCTTCAGCGCGTCCTTGATGGACATTTTCGTCTTGCCGACCGTGAGCTCGGAACCGAAGAATTCGGTCGCGGCGGCCAGCTCTGCGGCGCGCATCTCGGAGAGATCCGAGCCTGCGGCGAACACGAACGCGCCCGAAAACTTCGGATCGCCCGTGTCGTCTTCGCTATTCTTGCGCGGCTTGTCGAAATTCGGGTACGACAGCGTCGCCTTCGGGCTGTTTACCTTGCGATCTGCGGTGCTCATTATGCGTTTTCTCCATGTCCTCCTGTGCTGTGGGTGAAGTGGTGCGAGAGTGCCCGATATTTCTAAGCGCCTCGGAGCCGGGAGCTGTCGGCCGTGTAGGCCCGTTCTAGTCGTCAGCCTCGGGCGCCGGCAAGAGCGCGGTGAACGCCTCCTGCGCGAGCGACTCGATTGCAGGACTCGGGTGCGACTCGGGAACCATGTTCACGCCGCTCGAGACCTTGTTGACGAAGTCCGACTCGACGGTCTTGAAGGCCTTCTTCCCGACCAGCTTCTCGATCTGCGCGACGCTTCGCAGCTCGGGCTCGACGTTGTACTCGTCCGGCGAAATGTTCTGCGCCTTGAGCCACGCGACGACCGCCTCGGCGTCCTTGAATTTCCTCGAGGGCCGCTTCGCGACCAGCTTGTAGCCCGGCACCGGCCGGCCTTCGGCGAGCTCACGATAGATGTGATCCTTCACCGCCTTGAAGTAGGTCTCGGCGAACGGGATGATCTTCATGATCTTGAGGAGCTCGCCCTGGCTCAGCGTCTCGACGGCGCGCGGCTCGACGTACGGCTTGTCGAACGACATCTGCGCGGCCTCGGCGACGGCCATTGACTGCGCCGGGCACACGGCCGAGGCTTTGCACCACCGACACTGTGAGCCGGGGACGAGCGGTGCGTCGGGCGCCACGGTGGCCGCGGCGGCTGCGAGGAGATCGCTCGCGAATTCGATGATCTCGTAGAAGGTGTACTCGACCGAGCGAATCGGGCCGCTCGGGTGGCCGGCGCGTGGCTGGACGATGGTGAGGCGCACCGTCTCGATGTCGCGGCCCTCGCCGAGCGTGAGCGCAGCGCCGAGCGCGTAATACTTGAGCTGCGGGTTGTCGTTGACTTCGACGACGACGCCGCGGCCAAACTTGAGATCCGCCACGTCGAGCGTCTTCATGTCCTGGTTGTACGCGACGAGATCGGCCGTTCCCCACAGCGGCAGGACCGGCTTGAGGGCGGCGAGGTTGAAGCGGTGCTCGATCCAATGTTCGGTGGATCCCTCGATCAGCTCGCGGGCAAACTTGACGTAGACGTCGACGTCGATAGCCATGTCCTCGGTGACTTCGCCATCCTCGAGGGTGAGGCCGACGTACGTGTCGGTGTCTACATTCTTGCGGAGTGCCAGCTCGGCCAGGGCGTGCGCTCGAGTGCCTTCGATAGCCGCGTCGCTCGCGGTGTTCGGCATCCCGGCGGAGAGCCTCACAGAGCCGGGGCAATTCATCCAGCGAGACGCGCTCGAGGCGCCGAGCTCCGCGTGGACCTTTTCAGCTACGTCCTTTTCTCCGCTCAATGTGTGTTATCCCATGTCGACTCGCTGTGAGAGTTTGCCTGCTTGAAGTCCTGTGAGCGGCCCGGTGAGGGTGTTTCACCCCCTCTTCCGCGTCTCACGCGGCGTGCATTGGCTACACCAACCGGGCACAGGTCACTACGCAGACTCCGCCTTTCGGCTTGTAGGCGTTGCGACGCCTCGTTTCGCTCTGCGCTGCGATATTGCGAAGGACCGAACGTACACCGAAGAGATCAGTTTGTCAAGCACTTTCTCGTCTGCGCCGGCGTTGCCTTCGCTCAGGGAATTGTACGAGCGCCGTCACACTCAATCGCCTTGTGCCTCGTACTTCCACACTCAAGCAAGGGCACTCCGCGGACACCGAGCATACTAGCTACACTTGCCTAATTTGTCAAGAGAAACTTCTGCAGAAAATGACATAGCAGGAAATCCGGTGAGCACTATGCTACGGTTTATGCTATTCTGTGTGCAGATCCATGCTGTTCGATGCGGGTCTCGGCAGGCTCGAACCCTGGTTTCCGGGGGTTAGGCCTGCCGAGCACGCTTCGCGACTTGATTATGAGTCCGCTGCTCTACCGACTGAGCTAAGGGCCCGACAAGGAGTTACATTGCTGCGCCTGCTCTGCTATGACAGAATTTATGCTCAGTGGTGCGCGTGGCGGTCGTGTGGTCCCTCGTGTCCCTTCAGTTGCATACACGGCGTCGACTTCATGCAGCGACACCGCGCGCCGCACGCCTCCGCGCGCCTGCTCATCTCGTCGACTACCTCGCGCGTGAAGCCGAAACCGTCCGGCCCGAATTCGCTCACGACGAGCTCCTGCAGCTCTTCCTTCTTTCCGAAGATACGCTCGTGGTTCTCGGCGTACACTCCCGGCTTCGCTTCCGGCCGGCGATTGCTCCCTTTACTCATTCACCAGCACCTCCGTCTGGTCGTCCTGTTCGATCTCGGCCTGCATCACCGCGAGTCGGTTCTTCGCCGAAACCCGTGCGTACACGAGCTGCACCATCTGTTCGTTCGCGTGCCCGAGCTGCATGGACACGAATTTCATGCTGCGCTTCGGCTCGTTGTCCGCACCGAGGAGTCTCGTCAGCGCGTACGTGTGGCGCGCGTCGTGGATCGTGTGCACGCCGACGCTCTTCCACAGCTTCTTCCCGTTCCGGCTCCGCGGCGGCTCCGCCACGAGGCCGGCCTTCACCTGTGCCTCGTAGAACGCGGTGCGAAGGCGGTTCTCCGTGAGCTCCGGAAAGAGCTTGCCCTCGGCGAAACGCGCCATCGGGCCGCCGTGCAGGATGCCCCACGCCCACGCGTCGACGTAGATCGTGCGGTCTCTCCGGAATTCACTCTTCGTGCCGTGCGCCACGACCATGCGCTCGCCGAGAACGTCTCGGCCCCGCATCGCCAGGAGCGCGACCAGCTCCATCCCGCTCCCGAGCGTGAGCGCCATCGCGCGCTTCTCGTCGCCCTCCATGTGGCTGAGCACCTCGAGCTTCGTCGCGTGATTCCAGAACGTCGAGCGCGGCTCCGCGTTCTTCGGGGCCCACTCGTCCATGTACTCGAACGGATCCGAGATGCCGGGCACCCGGCGACGCACAAAGCGGCAGAAGAGCATCCACGCCGCAAGGTAACGCCGGCGTGTGGAGTCGCTCACCGGGAGCTCCGAGACGACCGCGCGGATCTTGTCCTCATTGAGCCGGCTGCAGGGGAAGGGGATACCCTCGGGGACGAGGGCGCGCACCTGGCGGATGTACGACGCCCTGCTCTCGGCGTCTAGCTTCCGCTTCTCGAGGTCGTTTGCCTTCCAGAGCTGCACATACGGCTCGATGTCGGGGTCGATTGCCTTCTCGCGCTCTCGAGTGACGCGCAACGCCTCGAGGTTGCCTTCTGCGAAGGCGTCGTAGAGGGTGGCGACCGGAAGGTCTCCGGCGGTCATTGCGGCCAGGAGGTCGCGGTTTGGGCGGCTTTCCTCGAGGATCGTGACCATACGCGACATGCGGTTTGCCAGCGTGAGGTCGGAAGTGCCTGTGGAGCGTCGAGCGTACACGCCGGGCTCCGCCGTCTTCAGGCGAAGCCACCAGCGGTTGCCGTTCCTGAATACTCGCTTCTCTGGTACGATGTCGGCCATTGTCTCCCTCGTCTGTTGGGCTGTTAGCGCAGAATACTTTATGTTGACGAGTTTGTCAAGTCCCTTCGTGGCCGGCTTTCACACGGCGCTTCTCGAGAAACGCATCGAGATCTGCGACTTGCCACCGTAACTGCGCTCGCTTGGCTCCCTCAACCCGCACATCGCTGCGCGGGATAGGGAGCTTCGTTAGCGTGCGCGGATCTTTCAAGCCGATGTACTCGGCAGCCTCATAGCCGATGAGGGCTCGGCTCATGACTGCAAGGCCAGGAGCTCCTCCTGGTCGCGCTGCGCCTGCGTCTTGTCGAAGTAGTGCACGCACTCGGCGCACGGCGTCTCGTCGGGGCAGATCTCCGCGGCCGTTATCACTCGTCGGGCCTCCCCAGGAAGAGAGCGCTGAGCGACAGATCGAACGCGAGCGCCCACCCGAACCCGAGATGCAGCTTCGCCATGAGCACGTAGTAGAAGACTACGAGCGCCACAAGTTTCCAGAGGGCTTTTATCATCCGCGCCTCTTCGGCCAGTAGAACACAAACTGCCCGCGGCCGCATTGGATCACGACGAGCATGTCGTCCCGGCCTGCGCGTCGGTCCTGCTCGTCGACGCTGCAGACGTAGCCGTCCAGCCCGCCGAGCACACACTTTGTTGGATGCGCGCCGTACGGGTCCGTCGCCGCGCGCACGCACGTCGTTGGCGTGTGCGTGTGCATCGAGCCGATTGCGGTCGCGCTGCAGTGGAATGAAATGCCGTACGGCGTCGCGCCCTCGAGCGAGTCCGGCGCCGTGACGTGATGGATCCGCCAGGTCGTGTTCGCCCGATCCGAGACCGAGTCGACAGCGACGTCGCTTGGCTCGATGCAGAACGCGCGCTCGACTTGCGTGGCGTTGTGCTCGTCCCACCCCTGCTCGAGAAAGGTCCGCGCGCTGTCGGTGACGTACCCGTAATTGAACGGGCCGCCCCACTCCGCCGACTTCGCAGTCGACGCCTGCGCGTGCGCCGGCTTCGCGATCAGCGTCTCGAGCACGAGGAGCCAGACCACGCACGCGAGCAGCAGGAGGAACGCCTGGATGACGGCCTTCGCGTAGGCTCTCATCGAGTCACCAGATGCCAGAGTGCGATGATCCCCCACCAGCCGAGCGCCGAGACGACCGTGCACACGAGGATTGCGACCGCGCAGCCGTGCGCCATCGGGGGCCCGAACGCGTAATCCTCGTCGGTGTCGTAGTCCTCGAGCGCCGCGCGGCCGGCGTCCGTGAGCGCATAGCGCGCCACAGGCGTCGTCTTGAACGGGTACGACAGCCGATACTCTGCACCGTGCGCGTTGAATTCCAACCGGGTCATCCCACACCCGCACCCGCACCGATCCGTGAGCTCGTTCCGGGCCTGCGCGTTGTCAGCAGGCACCGGGTTCTGAAGATCCTTCTGCATGTTACTTCGCCTCCAACGCGGCCTGCATCGCCGCGATCAGCGGAGCGCGCTGGTCCTCGGGGAGATCCTTCAGCTTCGTGGCGCCGTGCTTCGTCAGCATCTCCATCGCCGCGGGCACCGAGAACGCGTTCGCGTACGCCTGGATCGCTTCCTTCGTCTGCTCGAGCGTGGGGATCTTCGTTTCGTTGCCGTGCGCCGGAACCTGTCCGCCGTTGTAAAACTCGGCCTTCGGCTGCACGATTGCAGCCTTCTCGGCCTCGGTCTCGGGGTACGGGTCGGCCTCGGGTGCCGGCTCGCTCTTCGCCTTGCGCGATGGGCGGCGACGCTTCACGCCCTCGGGCGCGATCTCGGCGACGATTGCGGCGTCGATCTTCTCCGCGGCCGTCTCGATGGTGTCAGCCGCCGGCGCTTCGCCCTGTGGCTGTACGCCTGCCGCCTGCGCGGCGTTCTGCGCGCGGTACTTGTCGACGATGCCGCAGAATTGGCCGAAGAGCTGGCGTTCGTTGTTGTCCAGCAGTGTGAAGCGAATCTCGATGTTGAGCATGTCTCATGGGTCTCCGGGTCTAGCTGTGAACGGGCGCGAGCGCGGCATTTACCGCGGCGATTTCCTTGTGGTGCTGTCGTACGACTGCCTCGTCGAGCGTGCCGGCGAGTGTGACGATCTGCGCGATGCAATGCTTCGATTCCTGCCCGATGCGCGCGACGCGCGCCGCGGCCTGGATGTTCTCCACTGCGACCCACGACGGCTCGACGAGCACGACGCGGTGCGCCGCGGTGAGCGTGATGCCGGTCATGCAGGCCTGTTGCTGGCCGATGAAGACGCGCACGTCGGGGTCGCGCTGAAAGTCCTCTATGGCTTTGCCCCGCGTGAGCGGCCCCGCGCCGCCGTCGATGTAGCTCACGCCGAAGTGCCCGAGCACGTCGCGCAGTAGGTGGAGCACGCTGCGATGGTGCGCGAGGATGACCACCTTCATCGTCGGATCTTCCTCGAGCTCCTCGGCGAGACGCGCGGCCACGAGCGGCGCCTTGAGCTCACCGATCAGCCGTTGCGTCGTCGCCATGTGCGGCGACTGAATCAGCTCCTCGAGCCCGCAATCGGTCATGTCCATGAACGCGACGAGCTCTCGGATGCCGGTGTCGTTCACCGCGCCGGCGTCGCTACAGTCGAGCCTCATCGTCTGCCACCACACCGGCGGCACGTCGAGGCCGAGATCCGCCACCGTGCGGCGCAGCATCACCGAATTCAGGATCTCGTTGAGCCTCTCCGGATTCTTCACGGCGATGCAGCGCTCGACCCAATTCCCGCGGAACATGGAGCCGTGCATGACGCACAGCTTCGAGATGAACGTCTGGCGGTCGTAGATCCCGTGCTGCATGAGCACAGTCGGAAAGGTGCTCATGAAGAGCGGCCAGAGGTCGAGCGGATTGCGGTGCATCGGCGTGCCCGAGATCGCGTAGAACGTCGGGACGCGATGCGCGATTCCCTTCGACGGGTTGAGGATCAGTCGTGTGCGCTTCGCGTCGGCGTTTTTGCAGTAGTGGCTCTCATCTAGGAGGAGCGCGTCGGTCCCGAGGTTCACCAGCGCGCCGATGCCAGCCTCGCCGCCGCGCACGATCTCGTCGTACGAGCGCACCACGGGGTAGCCCTCGAAGCCGCACACGCCGAATTCACGGCGCCAGTGTTCGCGGACGATAGCCGGGCAGATGACGAGCGGGCGCGTCGAGCACCGGAGCTGCAACGCAGTAATCGCGGTGCGGGTTTTTCCCGTGCCGACTTCGTCGCCGAGGATGTATCGGTCGTGCTGCGCGAGCGTGCACGCGCCTTCGATCTGGTGATCGAAGAGGTGTGCCGTGTGCGCCATGCGGTAGACGCGGCCGTCGCGCTCGATCATGCGCGGCTCGGTCACTTGAACCACGCGGCCGGCGCCGTCTTCTCAGCCCACGGGATGCCGTGCTTGTCGCACCAGCCCCCGTACGTCGTCTTCGAGCCCTTCGCGAGTTTGTTCTGCGCGTTCTGGAAGACAAAGCGAAGGTCGAGGTCGGGATGCTCCGACAGCACGCGGAGCGTCTTCGCGCGGTCGCCCGGCGTGAAGTACCCCTTCGTCTCGATATAGAAGCGCTTCGCTACTTTCTTCGGCTTGAAGTCCGGCGTGTACTTGCGCGGAACCGTGTACGTGAACGAGTCGGGCTCGTACTCGTACTCGATTCCGCGGTCTTTCAGGTCTTTCGCAAAACGCTCCTCGAAGGTTGACCGCAAAATGATTTCATGAGCTCCGCCTGTGCTGTGAGATTATCCGAGGATCGTCAGTTTCGCGCGTTTCACTTTCATCGGCTCGAGTCCGGGGTATTTAGCGTCCATGTCCCGAACCCAATTCCGTGCCCGCTGTCGCGTGCCGAACACCTCGATCCACTTGAGCGATCCCGAGGTGACGACGTACACGTAGACCGGCGGCTCTTTCACTGCTTCCGCTTCTGCGCGAGCGAGCGACGGAGGGCCAGGAGTCCGCGTTCGATACGGAAGATCGTCGCGTACGTGGGGCCTTGCGGCCCGAGCTTACTGAAGAGTCGCGAGAGCTGGACTTCGGACATCTCGAGCTGGCGTGCGAGCTCCGAGCGTGTCGCCCCGATCTCCGTGAGCTTCTTGTCGACACCCGCAAAATACTCCTTCGGATCCTCCTCGATGGTCATGTTGATGCGCGCCATGTATGCCCTTGTGTGTGATGTGGTTCCGTGGTGAAAATGTGAGCGTTCTAATCCAACGCCGTTAATATATGAGTCAGGACAAATTTGTCAAGTCTCTCGGTCAATCAGTCCTTGTACGGGTCGAATTCGTGCGCTCCGGCCATGACAACGATCAGCGGCCTCAACGTATGCAGAACGCGAATTGTGTTCCCCTGCGCGGCGAGCACGTCGGGAAGTCGGCGGTACGCGTGCGGGCTCTCGTCGAGTCCACCGCCGCGAAGGATCACGCCCTTACCCTCGAGCCACTCCTGCATCATCGCCGGCGAGACGAGGCCCGGCGCCTTCTGCTCGCCCGTCTTGCGGTTGTACTTGCCGGCGGCTTGCGTCCGGCTCATCACGCGGCCGGCGCCGTGCACCGTCGAGTACAGCGCGTCCATCGCCAGCAGGCCCCCGCGCCTCGAGCCCTCGAGGATCACACTGTCGTCGCCCATGCTCCCGCCCACGAACCCTTTCTGGCCGGGGAACGCCGGCGTTGCGCCCTTCCTGACGACGATGTAGTCGCGCGGCTCGCCGAAGAAATCGTTGTGCGTCTCGCGCCACGCGAAATTGTGGTGGTTGTGCACGAGCTCGAGCTCCTCGCCGCGAAGGATTCGCATGACCTTCCGCGCGACCCACTCGCGCCCGGCGTACGCGTACCGGCCGGCGAGGTTCATGAGCGCCCAATAGTCGCCGCCGAGCTCCGTGCCGAGGTCCAGCAAGCAGGCCGCTTCCTTGACGCGAGCGCCCCACTGCTCGCCCTGGTTGAGCGCCATGAAGCCGTTCGCGACCGTGTGACCGAAGCCGCGGGATCCGAAGTGCACCCCGACCCATATCGCGCCCGCCTCGTCGTTGAAGACGTCGACGTAGTGATTGCCCGAGCCCACGGTGCCGAGCTGCGCCCGCGCCTTGTCTCGCAGGCTGTCGCGCGCCGACTTGGGGACGCACTCCCACGCGTCGCTCTCAAACAACGGGTGGTCCACCGGCGCGTCGTCCTCGCCGTTCTTCCGCCCGACCCCGAAGGCAATCGTGTTCTGGATCTCGTCGGCGATCTGCTCGAGCTCACGGTTCGTGATGTCCAGTACGTGCAGATCCGTTTTGATTGCAGCGTTGCCACATGCAATGTCGTAGCCGACGCCGGTGACGTCGACCTGTTCGTGGTACGCCGCGACGCCGCCGATAGGCATGATGTAGCCGAGGTGGCCGTCCGCCATCAGCGCCGTCATCTCTGCGCGGCTGGCGACGTCCGCCATCTGCGCGAGTGTGTTCTCCTGGTGCGTTCCGAAGATCGTCGTCGAAGGCTTCATGAGGTCAGCTCCTCCACGAGCCGAAGGAAGTAGCGTTGATTCGACTCGGGATCCGGCGTCTCGAGCTCGCGTTTCACCGTCTCGACGTCCTCGCGCCGCGGCTCGTCGCCGAAGAGCTCGATGACGTTCGCGTACCCGAGGCCCGGCGGGCCCACAGTCACGGCCTCGGCGACAAGCGCGCGATAGTCGATCTGCCTGACTATCTCGAGCGTGATAGGGAGGTACAGCGAGGGCGGCCCGTTGCAGATGTATGCACCGAAGATCCGCTCGTCGAGCTGCTTCTGTAGCACCTTGAGCTGCGGCACCTTGAGCGGCGAGGGCACATCACCCGTCAGCGCTTCGTGCGCGTCGTGCAAGAGCGCGATCAGCCGCGTCATCTTCGTGCGGCCGTCGTTGCGCGCGATCTGCTCGCACACGAGCGAGTGCTGTAGCACCGACCAGGGCGTGCGGCAGTGGCCGCCGAACCGCGGGATCCGGCTCAGGGCGAGCGCGATGTCCTCGAGCGACGGCACGCCGGCGTGCATACTCACCATCGCGCCGGAGTGCGTCATCATGCCCTTCGCGAGCGCCGTCGTGGGGACGCTCACGGCTTCACCGACCGCGACGCGACGAGCAGATCCGCGAGCTCCCGCACGTCGGCCTCTCGCGTATGCCTGTCGAACCCCACGAGGAAAGTCGAGCCCGCGTACTGCTCGTCGCTCCAATTCAGGATCCGGCGCAGTACCGGCAGTAATTCTATGCGCGCTTTGTAGGCCTCGTTCACCTTCTCCTGGCGCCGCTTCGCGCGGACGAGCGAGTGCCAGCGGCCGCACGCGATGATCGCGATGACGGCGAGCGGCACACACAGATAGGCGTCGTTCATGCCCCCTCCATTGCCGCCTGCACGGCGAGGTTGAGCGCCGCAAGGACGCGCACCTCGTGGTCGCGCGGCTGGAACGCCCACCCGAAACCCGAGGCCGGACGCCACTTGAGCGTCTCGCCGTCGTCGAACGTCGGATCAGCGATCATGTTCTCGCGGATACGGGCGTGCATCGCGGCCCCGAGCTCGTCTTTGATGGACCCGTCATCCACGAGCCACTCAACGACATGGCAGAGCCCCGTCCAATCCCCCTTCAGCGTCGCAATCTTCTGCGCGACGACGACCCACGCGGCGCGCTCGGTCAACAGTTTTCTCTTCATGACTGCCCCCTTTGGAACCATTTGCTGCCGTTGGCCCGCATGTACCGGCGGAACCGCACCTTCTGGCGGCCGCCCCCTTTCAGTCCGTACTCGAGCGCGGCCGCGGCGCGAGCTCGGCGTACCGTGTTCACCGCTGGTGTGCCTCGACGCGTCGCCGGCGTGAAGACTCCGCCGACCGGGATCCGCGGAGGCTGCGCGTCGCGAATTCGATCTGCGAGCGGCTTCGGCGTGTGCTTGGCGATCATGTGGACCATCGCCGCGACCATGAGCGGGATCCGGCCCCTCGAGAGCGCGGTCACGCGAGCACCGCGCGCATGGTGTAGAGGACGTCGCGGAACACGGCGACCGTGAGCCCGTTCGTGTTGTGCGACTCGAGCAGCCCGATCTCGATGTCGCCCGGCGCGTCTTCGATCTCTCGCGCGAGCTTGCGGAGGGCCGTCGCGACGGCCGTGAGGTGCGCCTGTGGCGCGTTGTAGATGTCGGGGGGAAGAATCACCGCGGCGCACGCCTTTCCGCACGCCTGGCCCGAGGTGCCCTCTTCGATGTGGTCAGCGGCATACTCGAGCTTCGCCGCGTATTCCTTTCCGTACTTCACGACCGTCTTGTCGGACGGCACCGTCGACTTCGCTGTTTTCGGCATGTCTGAGTTATTCTCCTTTCCCGATAGGGTATCCGCGTGCTGTGTGCGGATCCGTGGGCGGGTGGTTCGGGTTTGTGCATCTCGTTTCGGGGAGGTAGCGGGCGCGAGCACGCACCGCTCAGATAACCCTCTGTCGTGCCCCTTCTCTCGCCCGATGTGGCGAGACTCAGGAGCGGTCTAGCTCAGTCCTTCTCGAAAAACTGTGCGAGGTACTTGATCTTGTCCGAGTCGCCCGCGACGGCTGCGTTGACGGCGGCGCTGAGTCGTCCAAACGCCACGACCGCCTGTGTCACGGCCTGCTCTTCGACAGCGTTGTGAAACTCTTCCGTGCGTCCGCCGAGCGTGTTGCGCGCGGCCTCGAGTGCGAGGCGGAACGCGGGCCCCATGTGCGACGGGAATGAGAACGTGATGCTCGTCTCGGGCTGCGTCGTCGGCCCCTTCTTGGCTACCGGAGCGAGCTGCGCGGCCCCTTTCTTCGTGGTGAGTGCTTTGGCTATATCCTCTTCCTCAGTGTCGGAGTCATAACGAGTCCTTTGTGCCGGCCGATACATCTCCGGGTCACGTCGAGCTCGCTTCGGACAGTGTAGCGAGGTGCGACTAGTTTGTCAAGTATTTCTTCGTACTTTGTGTTACTCGAGGCCGAGATGCGCGTCGGGCCCCTTCCTTCGGGGCCCCGACAAGTGTGACAAGTGGAATGACGTAATACGTTACGTGGCGGGGCGTATCCGTTACGGATTAGGGCGATTTAATCAGGATCCGACGTTGCGTTATCACAATGTCCGATTAGCGGCCCCTTCTCGGCCCCCTTTTCACTCCCACGGCGGCGGAGCTCCGCAGGCCTCCATGTAGCGCTCGTGTGCTTCCTGGTAGTCGAGCCACGCCTGCTCATACTTGACGGCGTCCTCGGGGCTGTCGTCCTTGTAGCGGGCCGCCTGGACGCATTGGATACACTTGGCGTTGAGCGCGGCAAGCATCGCCGCGACGGCCGGGCTCGGCCCCTTCTGTGGGCCGCTCACGAGTGGCCCACCGTGTAGCCGGCGTCGACGAGCGCGAGGATCAGCGACTCGACGTAGCGGTGTTCGACCGCCAGCCCCTTGCCGAGCCATTGCGCGCTGTCCTCGACGTGCTCCTCGAGGTGCGCGCGGGCCCCTTCGTTCTGTGGCGTGCACAGGTACACCGTGCCGGATCCCGAGAAGAGAAAGTCCGGCCCCTTCTGCGCGGCCTCGCGCTCGTCCGCTGGCGTGTCGACATGCAGCCCGGCGGCTATGTTCGCGGCCGCTTCCGCGGCGTCCCATGCCTCGAATTCTTCCCGGCTCTTGACGCGCCGGGCCTCGAATTCTTCCCGGCTCATGCGTGGGGCCCCTTCGTTATCGGTCGGCATTGCGGCACCCCTCGCAGTGGTAGGTAAAGGCCGGCGCGTTCAAGTCCGCGAGGCACTTGTCCGCCGGATACATTCGGAGGCACTCCGAGCATTGGACGTGCAAATCCGCGTGGTGGCCCTTGTCA